AAACGCAACCTGTTACTTGGAGGGTAATCTTTATAGAACCACGGAGCTAAAGTTGTATCAAAGGGATTCGATGTATCAATAACAACAACAAAATCCTTGGTTAGAGGTTCGAACCGTATATCACGGTCCTTACGATCAACCTCTTTCCAGCCTGTTGTTTTACCATTCCAAGATTCGAACCAATGATAAATCTTGACATCTGCACGCCACAAATCGCCTACTGTATTTGAGGTTCCACATATGTTATAAACATACATGTCTTCAATACATTCAACGTCTTTTGCTGATGCAATTATGTCAAATGGACTTTTCATATGACTAACAACTTTAGCAGACTCCATCCCCTTTCCCAGATTAACATTCCGGGAAGGAACAAGCTTCCAACCATCAGGCAGATAACCAGGATGAGATCCCGACACTGCACTCATGGCCTTCTTCTTCCAATCTCCTTTAAAGATAGAATCAAATCTTGCCAAAACAACATATCCATTGGTCTCAGTCTTGACATACTTAATTCTGCCAAAAACAAAACCATGGAACCAGTCTGCGCACCACTTGTACAAAAATGTCAAGTTTTTGGTGGCAAAAACGAGTTGATTCAATGCTTGAGCATGTCTTCCTGTACTCAACAAATAAGTACTGGTTGCCCCAGCCAGCCCCTGCAGGGATGTTTTCATCCCAGATGGAGCTTTACCCTGTTTAACCGGCTTATCATTCTTGATAGGTTCGGTAACCTTTTTATAGGCTTTGCGCATACGGCGATATGTTTCAGCAGTAGCTGGTGAATACTCACCAAGCTGAGCTAACTGAACTTTCAATTGAGCAAGTTCAGCCTCACGAATCTGTACCCTCTTTTCCATCCAAGGGTTAAAGATGCGTGAGATAACATATCCCATTAGAGCTGTAACTGCTGCTGTAATAGCACAGCCTATAACAAAATATCGTCCTTTCAAATAAGTAACAATCACATTTTGAACCCTGTTATTAAGATACTCCCAATAACAATAGATCCAATGAATTGCGTCCCAAGAAAGAACTAGTGGGAAGACATAGAAAGAGGTAAAACCACTAAAAACACCAGAAAATAGAAGCACGCCGCCATGTAAAAACATAGTAGCATACGCCCATAGGCGTCCACCCCTTCCCAGAGGATTACCGAGATCACTCCAAGTACGATAATGAGAACGCTGGAGAGCCCACCAACGCATATTAAAGAAGCGTTTCCAAGCCCATCCAGGATCAAGTCGTCCGGTATCCTCTCTAGCAAACGGAGCGCCAGAGAGGTCATTTTGGAAGTAACCAGTGTCAGCTTCGTAGCCAACAAAGGCTAAAACTCCCCAAAGATTTACGAGTAGCCAACGTATGGCAATAAAAACCGCACCAAAAGCTATAATTGCTGTCAGTTCGATCATTGTAGTATTATTAGTTTCACTGTTCGAGGTCGTGTTCAACGTTTTTATTTGCATTGGGTTCACTGTTCTTGACAGTGATAACTCTACGGCAGTATATAGACCTTGAGTTGTAAAAATAATAAAATATACTACTACTCATCTTAGGGGGTCCAAGAAAGAGAGGCTGATGACGGTGCGTTGTTTGATCAGTTTCAAGACCTTAAATTCTCTAATGTTGACCTAGGTTCCACTCCGCATTAAATTATAATTAGTCCATTCTTAGTTCTTTACTATAGAGATGAAATGGGACAGACTGGCTGCCCCACAAGCAAATTCATGCTTGTTTTTGACATCACTATAATCTCTAACCAACAAAACTTAACCATAACCTAACTTGGCTGTACTGAAAGTCAACAAAAGGAACCACATAGGTCCCGTCCCGTCACAAACGCAGCACTAGGAAGCTGAGGACATGCCGTCGACAGCTCCAGCCTAGTCTTAATCTTGGCGACTTTATTCAAGTCAAAGATGCTAGCCTTTACACCACTCCAACAGGGGGTTCTACGTACCATTTCCTGTTGAAATGTCCGCAATGCTCGGCAAAGCACACGCGGCAAAGTAGCGCCCGGTTCGACTACCGTTCACCGGACACGATAAAAAGAGCTTCCACAGTCTTCAATCTGGGATCCTTATCCACAGAATTGTAG